CGACCTGTGGCTGTGGCGGCGCGTGGAGGCGGCGGACGACTGCAACCGCTGGGCGCTGACGCTGTCGGCCTACAACGGCGGGCTGGGCTGGGTGCGCCGCGACGCGGCCCTGGCCCGGGCCCAGGGGCTGGACCCCTCGCGCTGGTGGGGCCAGGTGGAGGCCGTCAACGCCGGGCGCGGCCCGGCGGCCTGGAAGGAAAACCGGGGCTACCCGCGCCGCATCCTGCTGCACCTGACGCCGCTGTACGCGGCGGCGGGCTGGGGCCGGGGGGTGTGCCCGTGACCTGGCTGCGTACAGCGTGGGCGCTGGTGGGCTGGCGCGGGGCCCTGGGGGCCGCCGGGTTGCTGGCTGCCGCCGGGCTGGGCCTGGCGCTGTGGCTGACCCAGGCCCGGCTGGACACGGCCCGGGCCCGGCTGGTCGCCGAGCAGGCCGAGTGCTCACGGGCCGTAGCGGCCCTGGCACTGCGCCTGGCCGCCGCCCAGGCCGAGGCCGCCGCCCTGGACGCGTCGGCCCAGGCCCTGGCCGGGCAGGTGCGCGCCACGGAAGCGGCCCAGGCCCGGGAGCGCCAGCGCCGCACTGCGGCCCGGGCGGCCCTGGCGGGCGCACAACCCGTGCCCGCGCAGCGGGCGGAGGAGGAGTATGCGGTGGTGGACATGGCCAGCAGCGCGCGTGTTGCTGCTGTGCTCAACGATGTTTTTGGCGGGCTGCGCGACGCCGCAGCCGACCCTGGCGCCGCCCCCGGCGCCCCCGGCCTGCCCGAGCCCGCAGCGGCCCGCCCTGGCGCCGCTCGACCCTGATGCGCACCTGGGCAGCGCGCAGAACCTGGAGACGCTGATGCACAACGTAATCGACCTGGCGGGCTATGCGGAACGCCTGGAGGCGGCCCTGCGCTGCTGGCAGGTCCGGGAGGCGCGCGGCGCTGACCAGGGGGCCGCGTGGTGACCCTTCCGCTTTGGCAACTGGTGACCTTGGGGGTCACCCTCCTGCTGGCGTGGTTCGGGTTCGTCTTCGCGGTCTGGAAGATTGTCAGCCACCTCCAGGAGCGGCAAACCGCGACGTACATGGCCACAATCGCCCGTGACGCCGCCGAGGCGAAGCAACGCGCCGAGGCGACCGAAAAGGGGCTCCTGTCGCTGCTGGCCAAGCTCCCGCTGGAATACGTGCGCCGGGAGGACTGGATCAGGAACCAGACCGTCATCGAGGCCAAGCTCGACGCCCTGGCCGCAAAACTGGAAAAAAAGGGAGGCCGGTATGACTGTTGACCCCGCCCGCGCGCGGCGCGAGCACATGCGGTGGCTGATCGTCCTGACGCTGAACAACGCCCGGCCCGTGGGGGCGTATGAAGAGGTAATCCTCGCCACCGTGCAGGGCATGTACCCGGACGCCACCCACCTGGAAGTGCGCCGCGAGTTGGACTATCTGGCCGACCGCAAGCTGGTCGCCGTGCGCCAGCAGCCCGACGGCAGGTGGTTCGCGGACCTGACCCGCTACGGAGTGGATCTGGCCGAATACACCATCGACTGCGAGCCGGGCATCGCCCGCCCCGGGAAGTACTGGTAATGCCGCCCCGCTCTGCCGTTGAACGGCTGCCCGCCGAGGTCAAGGAGTGGTTGGACCACGCCCTGGTCCAGGGTGGGTTTGCCGGGTACCAGGCCCTGGCCGACGCCCTGAAGGAGCGCGGATACGAAATATCCAAGAGCGCCGTGCATCGTTACGGTCAGGAGTTCGAGGAGCGCCTGGCCGCCCTCAAGGTCGCCAGCGAACAGGCCCGGGCCATTGTGGACGCCGCGCCCGATACGGAGGGGGCCATCAACGAGGCGTTGATGCGCCTCGTGCAGGAGAAGCTCTTCTCGGTGCTCAAGGATTTGGAGGTGAACCCGGAGAAGATCAACCTGGCCAGCCTGGCCCGGAGCATCGCGGACCTGGGGCGCGCATCGGTGACCCAGAAGAAGTACGTGGAAGAGGTGCGCGAGCAGGCCCGCAAGGAGGCCGCCGAGGCCATGACCAAGGTCGGGCGCCGGGCGGGGCTGTCCGAAGACGCGCTGCTCTCCATCCGCGCCGAGTTGGGGATCACCGCGTGACCAGGCGCGGCAACGCCAAGGTGCTTCCCGCCGACCCCGGGGCGTTGTTCTTGCCCTACCAGTCGGCCTGGATCACGGACGTGGCCTTGCTTAAGCTCATGGAAAAGGCCCGTCAGATCGGGCTGTCCTGGTGTACGTCCTACGCCGCTTGCGAGCGCACAGCGGCCCAGGCCGCCCGCTGGGACCAATGGGTCAGCAGCCGCGACGAGACCCAGGCCAAGCTGCTGATTGAGGACTGCAAGCATTGGGGCCGGGTACTGGACATCGTGGCCAAGGATCTGGGCGAGGTGGTGCTGGACCGCAAGGGCATGACGGCGGCCTATGTGCTGGAGTTCGCCAACGGACGGCGCATCAACTCCATGAGTTCCAACCCGGACGCCCAGGCGGGCAAGCGCGGCAGTCGCATCCTGGACGAGTTCGCCTTGCACCCCGACCCCCGGCGTCTGTGGGCCATCGCCTACCCGGGCATCACCTGGGGCGGCACCCTGGAGGTCATTTCCACGCACCGGGGCAGCCACAACTATTTCAACCAGCTGATTCGAGAGGTCCGTGAATCCGGCAACCCCAAGGGCATCAGCCTGCACACGGTCACCCTGGAGGACGCCCTGAGCCAGGGCTTCCTCTACAAGCTCCAGCAGTCCCTGCCGCCCGGCGACCCCCGCCAGGCCATGGACGAGGCCGCCTATTACGACTGGGTGCGCACGGGCTGCCCCGACGAGGAGACGTTCCAGCAGGAGTATATGTGCCGCCCGGCGGATGACGATTCCGCCTTCCTGGAATACGACCTCATCGCCTCGTGTGAGTACCCGGGGGAATACCCGTGGTGGGATATGGGCCCTGGGCCGCTGTACATGGGCGTGGACATCGGGCGGACCCGTGACCTGACCGTGCTCTGGGTGATGGAGCAGCTCGGCGATGTGCTCTACACGCGCCACATTGAGCCGCTGGCGGGGATGTCCAAGGGCGAGCAGGAGAAGGTGCTCTGGCCCTGGTTCGAGCGCGCGGCCCGGGTGTGCATCGACGCCACGGGCCTGGGTATCGGCTGGGCCGACGACGCCACGGCCCGGTTCGGCAGCCGTGTGGAGCCCGTGACGTTTACCGCGCGGGTCAAGGAGGCGTTGGCCTATCCCGTGCGTGGGCGCATGGAGGACCGCACCTTGCGTCTGCCCTATGACCCCGCCATCCGCGCGGACCTGCGCTCCGTGACCAAGCAGACCACGGCGGCGGGCAACATCCGGTTCACCGCCGAGCGCCGCCCGGACGGCCACGCCGACCGATTTTGGGCCCTGGCCCTGGCCGTACACGCTGCCTCCGGCCCTGCCGAGGCCTTCGGGTACCAAGCCGTTTCCCTTCGCAATGCTCTCGACACAGACCGCATAACCCGGGCCGTGCGCTGTACGGCGGGGTTCCGGCGAGGAGCGATTTGATGCTGTACGATCATCTGGGGCGCCCGGTGGACACCGGCGCGCTGCGCCGCGAGCACGCGGCCCCGTCGCTGGTTGGAGTGCGCAGCGTCTGGCACGAGGCCAGCGTGGCCCAGGGGCTGACGCCCGAACGGCTGGCGCGCATCCTGCGCGACGCCGCCGAGGGGGAGCTGCGCGAGTACCTCGTGCTGGCCGAAGAGATGGAGGAGCGCGAGCCGCATTACGCCAGCGTGCTGGGCACGCGCAAGCGGGCGGTGGCAGGGCTGCCCGTGACGGTGGAGGCGGCCAGCGACGAGGCCCGCGACGTGGAAATCGCCGACGCGGTGCGCGAGGAGCTTGTGGGGCCGCCGCAGTTCGGCGATCTGGTGGATGACCTGCTGGACGCCCTGGGCAAGGGCTTCTCGGCCTGCGAGATCATGTGGGAGACACGGCCCGGGCGCTGGGTGCCGCGCGAGTACCGCTGGACCGACCAGCGGTTTTTCCTCTTCGACAGGGGCAGGGGCCGGGAGTTGCGGCTGCTGGACCAGGCCGACATGTACCAGGGGCTGCCCCTGCCCGCGTACAAGTTCGTGACGCATCTGCCGCGCCTGAAAAGCGGGCTGCCCGCGCGCGGCGGCCTGGCACGGCTGGCCGCAGCCGCCTACATGTGCAAGGCGTTCACCCTCTCGGACTGGATGCGCTTCGCCGAGGTGTTCGGGATGCCCATCCGCGTCGGGCGCTACGGCCCGCAGGCCTCGGAGCAAGACAAGCTGACGCTGATCCGGGCGGTGGCCAACATCGGCACGGACGCGGCGTGCATCATCCCCGACGGGATGCGCCTAGAATTCGTCGAGAGCGGCAAGTCCACCGGCGGGCAGGATCTGTTCGCGCGGCTGGCCGACTGGCTGGACCGCCAGATTTCCAAGGCCGTGCTGGGCCAGACCATGACCACGGACGACGGGGCGAGCCTAAGCCAGGCCCAGGTGCATGACGAGGTGCGCCAGGACATCCGCGACGCCGACGCCCGCCAACTGGGCAACACCATCAACCGCGACCTGGTGCGACCGTTCGTGGACCTGAACTACGGGCCGCCCAAGGGGGGCTACCCCCGGGTGAGCTTCTTCCTGCCCGAGGCGCAGGATCTGAAGCTCCTGGCCGAGGCGCTGGGCATACTGGTGCCCTTGGGCCTCCGGGTCGAGCAGTCCGTGGTCCGCGACCGCTTCAACCTGCCTGACCCGGAGCCCGGGGCGGAACTGCTGGGGGTGCAACCGCTGCCTCAGGAGCCGCCCGCCCTGAACCGCGCCCTGAACCGCCAGAGCGCGCCCCAGGAACCGGACCCTGTGGAGGCCCTGGCGGACGAGGCGCTGGAGGACTGGGAGCGCGTGCTGGCGCCCATGGTGGACCCCGTGCTGGCGCTGGCCGAACGGGCGGAAAGCCTGGAGGGATTCCTGGCCGGGCTGACTGAACTGGCGGCGGGAGGGCTGGATTCCACGGCCCTGGTGCGCAGCCTGGCCGAGGCGACATTCCGGGCCCGGGGGGTTGGCGATGCGGCGTCCTGACGTGTGCTGCGAGCCGGGGGAATACTCCTGCCAGGTGCCCATGGCCATCAGCGGACGGCGTTGCGACATCGACCTGTGCATCGCCGACCTGGTCGCGGCACTGGCCGCCGCAAATATCCGCACCGTGATGAGCTGCTGCGGACACGGGCGCATGGACGGGCTCATCGTCCTGGCCGACGGACGGGAGCTGGTGATTCGCGGAGTGCGGGACCGTGCCTAGCCATACGCCCAAGCCCGGCTTCAGCTTCCCGGGGCCGCCGCCCAGGGAGGCCATGGAGTGGTTCCGGGCCAAGGGGCTCAAGCCCGGATTCGACCACACGGACGTGTGGCGCGAGGAGCACGCCACGTCGTTCACCGTGGCCAAGGCCATGGAGCTGGACGTGCTGACCGCGATCCGCGCCGAGGCGGCCCGGGCCCAGGCCGAGGGGCGCACCCTGCGGGACTTCGCCAAGACGCTCACCCCGCGCCTGCAGGCGCTGGGCTGGTGGGGCCGCAAGGAGGCGGTGGACCCGGTCACCGGCGAGGTGCGCGAGGTGCAACTGGGCAGCCCCCGGCGCCTGGCGACCATCTATCGCACCAACATGCGCACGGCGCGCGCCGCCGGGCAGTGGGCGCGCATCCAGCGCACCAAGGCGTCGCACCCGTTTTTGCTCTACGAGCTGGGGCCCAGCCGTGTCCACCGCCCCGAGCACATGGGCTGGCACGGGACGCTGCTGCCCGTGGACGACCCGTGGTGGGACACGCACTACACGCCCAACGGCTGGGGCTGCAAATGCCGGGTGCGCCAGGTGTCGCGCGCCGAGGCGGAGCGCCTGGGGCGCACGGGGGTGCAGGCGCCGGAGCCCGAGCCGCTTGTTGACGCCGGGACGGGACTGCCCACGGGGCACCGGGCTCCGGCCCGCGTGCGCGTGCAGCGCCAGGCGCCGCCCGTGCGCACCCGGCCCTGGAAAAACATCCGCACCGGCGAGACGCACCAGGTGCCCGAGGGCATCGACCCGGGCTGGGATTACAACCCGGGGGCGGCCGGGCGACTGGCCCACAGCCTGGAACTGGTCGCCGCAAAACTGGACGCTGCCCACCGCGAGGACGCGGCGGGGATCGTCCGCCAGATGGTGGGCGGCCCGTCGTTCTCGGAGTGGTTCCGGGCACCGCGCGGTGATTTTCCCGTGGGCATCCTGCGCGTCGGGGACGCGGACCTGGTCGGGGCCAGCACCAGCACCGTGCGCTTTTCGCCGGACACGCATGCCAAGCAGGGCCGGGAGCACCCGGAGCTGTCGCCTGCCGAGTACGCCAGCATCCAGGACGCTCTGGAGCACGGGGAGCGTATCCAGGACGGCGCTGCGAGCCTGATCTACGTCCTGGAATCCGAGGGCTACGTCACGGTGGTGAAGGGCACGGGCAGCGGAAGGGCCGTGTTCCTGACGAGTTTCAGGCGGCTTTCGACCTCTGAAGTGAAGCGGAACTTGGAGATTCGGCGGTTGCTGAAGAAGGGGCGGAAGTGAGGCGGACGGTGGGGCCTCCCTCCGGGCGACGCCCGGCAACCCCACATGGCGCTCCGTCAGGACTGACGTGCTACGGCCGGGAGTGTATCACCGTGTCACGTCCGCCTCTGCCACTCCTATAGCGCCGCTGGATGAGCGTGTAAACCCCGGGGTGCGGAAAAACGCCCCTGGGAGGTCGCAGCCCAGCGCGGCGGCCCGAGGTGCGCGCCCCGGCCCGAACGGGCGGCACAGGGCGTTTATAAACGTTTTTGAACGGGCATCCTTGACGCAGCGGACGCCCCTCCCTGCCCCTGAACCCTGCCTCGTACCACGCGGCGCCCGCCGCAACTGTTAACCCCCGTTAAAAGACCCTGCCCCGAGCGATGCGCTAGAGGGGCGGCATGAGACGTATCGCTTTCAACACCGAGATGCCCGCAGGGCAGGCTCCGGAGTGGGTCGAGCTGATCCCCGCTGGCCCTGAGGTGCGCGGCATCGACGGGCGGGCCTGGGCGTTCGGCCCGGACGACGCCGCCCGGGTCGTCGCCGCGTACAACCGGCGCGGGCTGCCCGTACAGATCGACTGGGAACACGCGACCGAACACCGCGCGCCGAAAGGCCTGGAGGCCCCTGCTGCGGGTTGGATCACCGGGCTGGAGATTCGGGGCGGCGCCGTGTGGGGCCGGGTCGAATGGACCCCCCGGGCGGCGAATCAGATCGCCACGCGGGAATACCGCTACCTGTCGCCCGTGTTCTACCACACCCAATCAGTCCCGAGCCATGTTGCCGAGCTGGTGTCGGCGGGGCTCACGAATCACCCCAACCTGCGGCTCAAGGCGCTGAACGCCCAGGCCGCCGAACCGGAGGACGAGATGAAGTTGCCCAAGGCATTGTGCGCCCTGCTCGGCGTGGCCGAAGACGCCACCGAGGAGCAGATCAACCAGCAGGCGGGGGCCGTGCAGGCCGCCCTGGACAAGGCCAAGAACACCCCCGAAGTGCCCGCAGGCGTGGCCGCCGCCCTGGACCTGCCCGCCGGGTCCACCGCCGACCAGGCCGCGGCCAAAGCCCAGGCCCTGGCGAAGGCCGCCAACCAGCAGCAGCCCGGAGGCCTGGACAAGTATGTGCCCCGCACCGACCTGGACCACGCCCTGACCCGCGCCGCCAACGCCGAGGAGCGGCTGCGCACGATCGAGGCCGCCCGGCGCGAGGCCGACATCGAGGCCGCCGTGACCCAGGCCATCGCCGGGGGCAAGATCGCCCCGGCCAGCCAGGGCTACTACCGCGCCATGTGCGCGGCGGAGGGCGGCCTGGAGGAGTTCAAGAAGTTCATGGCCACGGCGCCGCAGGTCATCAAGGATCCCGAGCTGCCCGGCAAGCCCGGGGACGCCGACCCGAAGGCCCTGAACGCGCAGCAGGCCCAGATCGCCGAGATGTTCGGCAACACCCCCGAAGACCTGGCCAAGTACGCCGGGTAAGGAGACGACATGGCGCTCACCAGTGACCGCAACACGCCCTACCGGGACGGCGAACTGATCTCCGTGCCCGTGGCGGCGGGCGTCAAGATCTACGCTGGCAGCCTGGTGGTGGCCACTGCCACCGGCTACGCCGCACCCGGCAGCACCGCCACGACCCTGACCTACCTGGGCCGGGCCGAGGAGCAGGTGGACAACAGCGCGGGCGCCGACGGCGCGCGGACCGTGCTCGTGCGCCGCCGCAAGGCGTTCCTGTTCGCCAACTCGGCCACGGACGCCGTGGACCAGGCGTGCGTGGGCAAGCCCTGCTACATCGTGGACGACCAGACCGTGGCCAAGACCCACGGCACCAACACCCGTTCGGCCTGCGGGATCGTGCTCGGCGTCGGCGCCGAGGGCGTCTGGGTCGAGTAAAGGAGAGACACATGCCCATCAAACGCACTGTTTCCATCTGCCTGGCCTGGCTGCTGCTGTTTGCCGTGGCCCTGGCCCTGTCCTTCCAGACGGCCCAGGCGGCCCAGGCCGACCCCGGCGGCGCCTGGCCGCTGCTCGGCTTCGGCGGTCTGCTGGTCAACCGCGCGGTGCTGACCGACGTATTCATGAACCTCAAGACCACCTTCCACAAGGCCTTCGATGCCGCGCCGAGCCTGTGGGAGAAGATCGCCATGAAGGTGACCTCCACGGGCAGCCAGAACGACTATGCGTGGCTGTCCAATTTCCCCCGGATGCGCAAATGGGTCGGGGACAAGGTCATCAAGGCGCTGGAGGGATTCCGCTACTCGATCGTCAACGACGACTTCGAGGCGACGGTGTCGGTCAAGCGCAACGACATCGAGGACGACACCCTGGGCATCTACGGGCCGCAGGCCCAGATGGCCGGATTTTCGGCCAAGCAACTGCCCGACGAGATCGTGTTCGACCTGGTCAACCAGGGATTCAGTGCCCTGTGCTACGACGGCCAGTACTTCTTCGACACCGACCACCCGGTGGCCGGTGCGTCGGTCAGCAACAGGGGCACCAAGGCGCTCTCCGCGGCCACCCTGGCCGCCGCCCAGGGCAGCTACGGCGCCGCCCGCACGGCGCTGCGCAAGATGCGCGACGACGAGGGCCGCCCGCTGAACATCACGCCCAACGTGCTGCTGGTGCCTCCGGCGTTGGGGGACACCGCGCGCCTGCTGATGACCACCGAGCGGCTGGAGGACGGCAAGCCCAACCCCTACAGAGGCACCGCCGAGGTCGTGGAGAGCGCCCACCTGACCAGCGACACGGCCTGGTTCCTGCTCGACACCACCAAGCCGGTCCGCCCGTTCATCTACCAGGAGCGCAAGAAGCCCGTGTTCGTGCAGCAGACCGACATGAGCGCGGACGACGTGTTCACGCGCGGGGAGTACAAGTTCGGCGCCGAGGCTCGGGCCGCCGGGGGCTACGCCTTCTGGCAGATGGCCTACGGCAGCACCGGGACCGAGTAAGGAGGCACCATGAGCATCATCATCACCAGCAAGCAGGACGGCTTCCGTCGGGCGGGCCTGGCCCACCCGGCGCAGGCCACCTCGTACCCGGACGAGCGCTTCTCACCCGCCGAGCTGGCAGCCCTCCAGGCCGAGCCCCTGCTCGTGGTCCAGGTGGTCGAGGCTCCCGCTGCCGAGGCGCAGGCCGAAGACGAGCCCGGCGCCAAGGCCCAGGGCGCCAAGGCCAAGAAGGAGAGCCGCTAGTGCCCTACGCCAGCGCGCAGGACATCGTCGACCGCTACGGCGAGGACCGGCTGCTGGTCCTCGCCGACCGCGACGGCGACGGGCAGGCCGACCAGGACGCCCTGGACCGGGCCCTGGCCGACGCCGTCGCGGAGGTCGACGGGTATGTGGGGGCGCGCCACGCGCTGCCGCTGCCCGGTGTGCCCCTGGTGCTGACCAGGCTGGCGGTGGACATCGCCGTCTACCGCCTGGCGGGCAGCGCCGACGTGCTGACCGACGAGATCCGCACCCGCTACGAGGACGCCGTGGGCGTGTTGCGGCGCATCAGCTCCGGGGAGGTGTCCCTTGGGCTGGCGCCCGCGCCCACGGTGTCGGGCGGGACGGTGGAAATGCTGTCCCAGCCCGCCCGTTTCGGGCGGGGGAGGTTCCGCCCGTGAGCATGGCGCTGCGGGTCGACCTGCGCGAGCTGGGCGCCCTGGCCCAGCGCATCGAGGCGCTGGCCGACGCGGACACGCCTAGCCTGCTGGACGCTGTGGGCGCGGAGGTGGAGTCGCAGACCCGGCGACGCATCGCCGAGGAGCGCCAGGCTCCCGACGGCACGCCCTGGGCGGCGTGGTCGCCGCGCTACGCGGCAACGCGGCACGGCGGGCACAGCCTGCTGCAGGCCGGGGGCGGGCTGCTGGATTCCATTCAGTACCTGGTGGCTGCCGCCGCGGTGGAGGTCGGGTCCAACCTGGTCTACGCGGCCATCCACCAGTTCGGCGGGGCGGAGGCGGGCAAGCCGCAACTCCCCGCCCGGCCCTACCTCGGCCTGTCGCCCGACAACCTGGCCGATCTGGGGCGCCTGGTGGACGAGTGGGCCGCCGGGCAGATGGAGGCCAGGTGATGCAACAGATTTTGGACGCGGTGCGCGACGGCCTACAGGCTGTGATCCCCGGCCTGCGCACCTGCGAGGTGCATGGCGGGCGGTTCGACGAGGACGAACTGCGGCGGGTGTGCCAGGCCGCACCCGCCGTCTATGTGGCGGCGCTGGACGTGCGCCTCATGGACCGCAGCCTGGAGTTGACCCTGGCGGCGTTCGTGGTCGCCAAGGACTCCGCCGGGGCGACGCGCGACCGGGCCGCCCTGGCCATGGTCGCCGCCGCGCTGCGCGGCCTGGACCGGCAGGATTGGGGCCTTGCGGCCACCGAGACCGCCCCGGCCCAGGTCCAGGCCCAGAACCTGTTCGCCAGCCGGATCGCGCAGCGCGGCGTGGCCATGTGGGGCGTGAGCTGGCGGCAGCGGTTCGCGTTGGCCGGGGCTCTCGACCCCGCCACGATCGACGTGCTGGCTACGGTTTTCGCGGAGCAGGCCCAGGCCGACGGGGCGCCCGTGGCCCAGGACCATATAACCCTGCCTCAGGAGTGACGCATGAAGACGCTCTACCTCAAGCCCGGCGCGGGACTTGCCGTGCTGGACCCCGCGACGGGGCAGCCCCTGCCCCAGGATGGGGCCGACGTGCCCGACACCACCTATTGGCGCCGCCGCCTGCGCGACGGCGACGTGGCCCGGGCCACCCGGCCCAAGGCCAAGAAGGAGGCCTAGAAAATGCCGATCAGCTTCAACCAGATCCCGGATACCATCCGGGTGCCGCTGTGCTACGTCGAGTTCGACAACAGCCAGGCCGTGCAGGGCACGCCCAGCTACATGAGCAAGATCATGGTGTTCGGGCAGATGCTGGAGACGGGCGCGGCAACGCCGGGCAGCCCCGTGCAGGTGCTGTCCGCCGACCACGGCGTCAAGCTCTTCGGGCGGGGCTCGATGTTGGCGGCCATGATCGCGGGGCTCAAGGGCGCCAACGCCTACACCGAGACCTGGGCCGTGCCCCTGGCCGACGATGCCGAGGGAGTGGCGGCCAGCGGGGCGCTGACGGTCACGGGCCCGGCCACGGGCTCGGGCACCCTGGCCCTGTATGTGGCCGGGGTCCGGGTGCGCGTCGCCGTTGCGGCTGCGGACACCGCCGCCGCAATCGCCACCAAGATCGCCGCCGCCATCGCCGCCGAGCCTGACCTGCCCGTGACCGCCGCCGTGAACGGGACCGTGCCCGAAAAGGTGGACCTGACCTGCCGCTGGAAGGGCGAGACGGGCAACGCCATCGACCTGCGCCTGGGCTACTACGGCGAGACGCTGCCCTCCGGCGTCGGCGTGGCCGTCACCGCCATGAGCGGCGGCACGGCCAACCCGGACCTGGCCGACGCCCTGGCGGCCCTGGGCGACGGCTGGTGGAACTACCTCTGCACCCCGTACACCGACGCCGCGAACATGGCGGCCCTGGAAGCCGAGCTGGACGCGCGCGGCGGACCGCTCAAGATGGTGGACGGCGTGGCCTTCGCGGCGCTGGCCGGATCGCACGCCGCCGCGACCACCTGGGGCGCGGCCCGCAACCACCAGGCCGTCAGCTGCATGGCGATGGGCCAGAGCCCGACGCCGCCGTGGACCTGGGCCGCCGTCAACTGCGGCGTGGCCGCGTATCACCTGGACATCGACCCGGCCCGGCCCCTGCAGACCCTGGAGCTGCCGGGCTGCCTGCCCCCGGCGGTGGAGGATCGCTGGACCATGGTCGAGCGCAACCTGCTGCTGTACAGCGGGTTGGCCACGCACACCGTGACCCGGGACGGGGCCGTGCAGGTCGAACGGCAGATCACGACCTACCAGACCAACAGCTACGGCCTGCCCGACCCCAGCTACCTGGACGTGACCACCCCGGCGACCCTGTCGTACCTGCGCTACGCCATCCGGACGCGCATCACCCAGAAGTTCCCGCGCCACAAGCTGGCCGACGACGGCACGCGCTTCAGCCCCGGCCAGGCCATCGCCACCCCGCGCATCGTGCGCGCCGAGCTGCTGGCGCTCTTCCGCGAGCTGGAGGCCAAGGGGCTGGTGGAGAACTTCGAATTCTACAAGGCCACCCTGCTGGTGGAACGCGATCCCGACGACCGCAACCGCCTGAACGTGCGGTCCAACCCCGACCTGGTCAACCAGCTGCGCATCTACGCCCAGCAGGTCCAGTTCATCCTCTAGGAGAGGTCCATGAAGTACACCGGCAGCGCCATCATCCGCGTGGACGGGGCGGAAATCCCCTCCGACGGCAAGGGCTCCCTGACGCCCGGCGGCATGGCCCGCGAGGTCGCCACCGATGGCACCAAGACCCTGGGCTACACCGAGAACTACGAACCCCCCGTGCTCAAGTGCAAGGCGCGCCACGGGGCGGACCTGTCGATCACGGCCCTGCAAAGCCTGACCGACGCCACCGTGATGTTCGAGACGGACACGGGCAAGGTGTTCACCTTGCGCGGGGCGTTCGTCACCAACGCTCTGGAGCTGTCCGAGGGGCAGGTGGACCTGGAAATGTCGGCCATGAGCTGCGACGAGGAGTAGACCATGCACGAGACCGCGACCGTCACTGTTCCACTGAAACACGGGTACCGGCTCGGTGAAACCGCCCTGCGCCAGGCGGTGCTCCGCGAGTTGACCACCGGCGACATCCTGGACGCCCGGGCGGCCTCGGAGCGGCTGGTCATGGTGCCGGGCGAAGGGCCGGCCCTGGTGTGCAGCCCCTCGGGCATGGGCGTGGAGACCCTGCGGCGGCAGATCGTGCGCCTGGAAGACGGCGGGGAGCCGCTGCAGGGGCCGCTGTCCGTCGCCCAGATGGGGCGGCTGCACCCCGACGACTTCGCGGCCATCCAGGACGCGGCGGACCGGATGGACGCCGCCAGCCTGCAGGCCGCCGAGAGGGCCGCCGCCCGGGGGCGAGCTGACGGGGGCGGCGGCGGCGCTTGAGCCCCTGCCCCTGATCCTGGCCAGCCGCACGGGCTGGGGCCCCACAGAGGTGGGCGCCCTGCCCGTGCGCCGGGCCCTGGCCTACCTGCGCCTGCTGAACCCCTGACCAGCCTGACACGAGCGACACATGAGCGACCTGCGCACATCCATCGTCCTGTCCCTGACCGGCAACCTCGAAGCCCGCGCGCGGCGCTACGGCAGCGCCGTGGGCCAGTTCGCGGGCGGGGCCGAGCGGCAGCTCGGGCGCGTGTCGCGCTCGGCGGCGGCCCTGGGCCGGGGGCTGGACGCGCTGGGCAACAAGTACACGGGCATGCTGGCGGGCGCGGGGGCGGCCTACAAGGCGACCCAGGCGGCCATGGCCTCCGCCGCGCTGGACAAGCAGCTCACCCGGGTGCGGCAGACGGCGGGCGCGAGCCGGGAGGCCGCGCGGCTGCTGCGCATCGAACTACATCGGCTGGCGCGGGAGACAGGGCAATCCCTGGACGACCTGTTGGGCGGATTCAACAACCTGGTGCAGGCTGGCCAGGGCTGGGAGCAGGCTCTGGCCACGATCAGGGCGACCAACGCCGCCATGGCTGTGACTGGGGCCAGCGCGGACGTGCTGTCGTCAGGTCTGACCGTGGCGGCAGAAGCGTTCAATTTCGACTTGTCCGCACCCGAGACGGCAGCGTTGCTGCTGGACAAGATGACCGTGGCCGGGAGAGCGGGCAATGCGGAGTTGGAGGATCTGGCTGGGATTTTTGCCCGGGTCGGCGTGAACGCCAAGGGTGCCGGACTCTCCTTCGATGAGGCGCTCGGTTTTATTGAGCAATTGTCCCTGGTTGAACGGGCCCCCGAACGACTGGCAACCTTGGCGGACTCCACGCTGAGATTGTTCACGAATCAGCGTTACCTGCGCGCTGCGGCCAAGGCAACGCGCGTCTCCTTCTACGATGCGGATGGACAGCGGCGGGCGGCCTTCGCGGTGTTGGACGACATCGCGACGAAGTACAAGACCCTGGGCAGCGACCGGGCCCGTGACAACTTCATCGACCGGGCGTTCGGCGAGACCGATCTGGACACCAAAAAGGGGCTCATGAAGTTGCTGGGCGGCGACGAGTTGGCCAACGTCCGGACCGTTACCCAGGAGATAGCCGGAGCCTCCGGCACGTTGGGGCGGGACATGGCCGAGGCCGTCGATAACGCCGTGGACCAGGTGGCCCGGCTGAAAGCCGCACTCTGGGATGCGGCGGATGCGTTTGCCCAGCCCGTCAACGAGGTGATTCGGGACGGGATCAAGCAGTTGCTGGACAACCACAAGCTGGGGGGCAAAGAACTGCTGCTCGGAGGCGTCGCCGCCGGTGCTGCTGGCTTTGGCGCCCTGAAGCTCGGCGGGCGGATGCTGGCCGGGGTCGGCAAGACGCTGGCTAAAGCCACAGGCCTGGGCGGCCTGCCCGTGCCGCTGCCCGTGTATGTGGTCAACAGCCGGATGAGCCTGCTGCCCGGCGAGTATGGGGGCGGCTATGCGGGGGGCGCTGCGGGCGGCGCCAAGGGCGGACGGAGCACCCTGGGCAAGCGCGGCGGGCGCGTGGGGCGGATGCTGGCGCGCTTTGGCGGCATGGGGCGCTACGCCGGGCGCCTGGGCGGAGCGGCGTCCATTGTGGCCGCCGGGGTCGGCCTGGCCGACGTGCTGACCGACGACAGCCTGAGCGGCGAAGAGCAGACCACGGCTGCGGGCGGCTACGCGGGGGGCGCTGCGGGCGGCGCGCTTGGGGGCTGGGGCGGCGCGGCCCTGGGCGCGGCCATCGGCACGGCCATCCTGCCCGGCATCGGCACCGCCGTGGGCGGGGCTCTGGGCGGGCTGGCGGGGTCGCTGGCAGGCTTTCTCGGCGGCGAGTGGGGCGGGTCGAAATTCGGCGAATGGCTGGCCGGGGGCAAGGGCGCGGCACCTGAACCGGCGCAGGCGTCTGTGCTCGTCTCCATTAGCGACGACCGCGTGCGGGTCAAGCGCATGGAGGCCCAGGGGATGGATCTGGACGTGGACACCGGCGTGGTGCTCGGGGGGGTGGGCCGATGAGCTGGCGCGAGAGCCTGCGCAGCGCGTCGTTCCGGGGCGCGTCGTTCCACGTCCGGTCGCACGACGCGACCCTGGGGCGCCGCACGGTGCAGCACGAGTACCCGCTGCGCGACACGCCGTACACCGAGGACATGGGGCGCCTGGCGCGCGGCTGGCGGGTGGAGGCTTACGTGCTGGGGCCGGACTACATGGCCGCGCGGGATGCGCTGCTCGCCGCCCTGGAAGAGCCCGGCCCGGGCACGCTGGTCCACCCCTGGCTGGGCAGCCTGCGGGTGTGCGTGGCGCGGGCAACGCTGCGCGAGACCACGGACAAGGGCGGCATGGCCACGGTGTCCGTCGAGTTCCTGGAAGCGGGCGAGGACAGCGCGCCGAGCCGCAGCGTGGACACGGGGGCCCTGGTCGGCGAGGCAGCCGATGCGGCGACCGGCACCCTGGCCGAGGATTTCGCCGCGCACTACGACACGCAGGGCTACCCGGAGCATGTGCGCGAGGACGGGGCCTGGAGCCTGGGCGCGGTGAGCGATGCGCTGTCGCAGGCGCTGGGCGTCGTGCGGGCCCCCAGCGGGACGCTGGCCGCCATCCAGGGGCAGACCGTGAGCCTGGCGGCCCAGGCGCTGACGCTGGCCGGGGCTCCGGGCGCCATGGCCTCGGGGGTGCTGGGCACGCTGGCGGCGCTGTCCGGCTCCGGGAGCGGCGTGCTGGCCGCATACCGGACGATGTGGGATTTCGGGCTCTCGCGTTCCTGGGGGGCGACGGGCACGGCGGCGCGGGGGTCCGCATCGCTGTCCACCGCCGCCCTGGTCGTGCCCGCCGGGGCCGAGGCCACAACCGCCACCCGCACCCTGGCCAACCGCGCCGCCGTGGCGGCACTGGTGCGCCGGGCGGCGGTGGTCGAGGCCAGCCGGGCGGCGGCGAGCCAGGACTACGCGTCGGCAAACGACGCCCTGGCCACGCGCGAGGAACTGGGGGAGCGCCTGGACCTGGAAATGGACAGTGCCGGCGACGCGACGTTCCGGGCGCTGGGCGCCGTGCGCACGGCGCTGGTGCTCGACCTGACCGAGCGCGGAGCCCGGTTGCCCGCGCTGCGCTCCTATCGGCCCGGGGCCACCCTGCCCGCGCTGGTGGTGGCCCACAATGTCTGGGGCGACGCGACGCGGGCGGACGAAGTCGTCAGCCGCAACCGGGCCGTGGTGCGCCACCCGGGCTTCGTGCCCGGCGGCGTGGATCTGGAGGTGCTGGATGCCTAGGGCGGTGCTGCAGATAGGCTCGGCCCGCTACGAGGGTTGGACCCGTATCAGCGTGGCCCGGGCCCTGGACAGGGTGTCCGGGCGCTTCGACCTGACGCTCACCGAACGCTGGCCAGGGCAGCGGACCACGCGTCCGGTGCGCCCGGGGCAGGCCTGCACCGTGGCCCTGGATGGGCACACCGTCATCACCGGCTATGTGGACGAGGTGTCGGTGGACTACGACGCCACCGCGCACACCGTGAGCGTGCAGGGCCGTGACAAGACCGGGGATCTGGCCGACTGCAGCGCCCCGGCCTCGCAATTCACGGGCCGCACCCTGGCCCAGGTGGCCCGGGAGCTGTGCGCGCCCTACGGCGTCCAGGTCCGCGATCTGGCCCAGGCCGGGGCACCGTTTCGCACCTTCAAGGGCGGCGAGGGCGACAGCGTGCTGGAGGTGCTGGAGGCGGCGGCGCGGGTGCGGGCGGTGCTGCTCACGACGGACGGCGCGGGCAACCTGGTCCTGACGCGCAGCGCCGGGGCCAGCCGGGGCGGCGCCCTGACCCTGGGGGGCAACGTGGTCAAGTGCAGCGCGCGGTTCAGCGACCGCGACCGGCACCAGATTTACACAGTGAAGGGCCAGGCCGCCGGGGACGACGACTGGTCCGGAGAGGCCGCTGCGCACCCCTGCGGCACGGCCCGCGACCAGGGCGTGACCCGCCACCGGCCCAAGACGATCATCGCCGAGGAGAGCATCGACCAGGCGGCGGCCACGGCCCGCGCGGCCTGGGAGCGCGACGTGCGCTACGGGCGGTCGCGGACCGTGACCTACACCGTGCAAGGCTGGACGCATCCGGGCGGACTCTGGGAGCCGGGCGCCCTGGCCAGGGTGGAGGACGCCTTCCTGAGTTACGACGGGGCCGAGTTGCTGGTGTGTTCCTCGACCTGGCTGCTGGACGACGAGGGCTGCCGCACCGAGCTGGAGCTGTGCCCGCCCGAGGCCTTTGCGCTGGTGGAGCTGCCCGAACCCGGCGAGGAGGAGGGCTGGTGATGCTGCGCAACCTGCACAAGCTGCTCGACCCCGTGCGGCGCGCGGTGCGCCTGTTGCTGACCCGGGGCGTGCTGCGCCTGGTGGCCGACGACGCCACGCTGCAGCGCGTGCAGGTCACCGCGCTGGCCGGGGAGACCCTGGACGGCCTTGAGCGGTGGCAGGACTACGGCATCACCAGCGTGCCGCACCCCGGCGCCGAGGTGCTGGTGGGCTCTGTTGGCGGCAACCGCAGCCACGCAGTGGTGCTGCGGGTGGATGACCGTCGGTACCGCCTGCGCGCCTTGGAAGAGGGCGAGGTCGCCCTCTACACGGACGAGGGCGACGTGATCCACCTGGCGCGGGGCCGCCGGGTGCGTATTTCGACCCTGCACCTGCACATCGACGCCGCCGAGGACGTGGCCGTGCAGACGACGCGCTACGCGGTGACCGCCTCGGAGGCGGTGGAGATCGTGACGCCCAGCCTGACTGCCCGCGCGGCGGGCGGGGGCGCGTCCGTCGCGCGGTTCGAGGGGGCGGTGCATGTGGTCGGCGACGTGACCACCGATGCGGATGTGCGCGCGCAGGGCGTTTCCCTGCGCGGGCACGTCCACCCCGAGAACGACGGCGGCGGCCCCACTGACCCGCCGCAGGAGAGCTAGGATGGACGCGGCCCTGGTCTGGACCGACACCGGAGGCGACCTGCAGGTGCTGGGCGGGGATCTGCTGGCCGAGGAGAGCCTGGCCACCGCCGTGGTGCTGTCGTTGTTCCTGGACAGGCGGGCGCTGCCCGAGGACGAACTGCCGCACGACGGGACGGACCGGCGCGGCTGGTGGGCCGACGCCTTCGGTGATGCCGACCTGACGGGGTCGCGGCTGTGGCTGCTGTGGCGGCGCAAGCAGTTGCCCGAGGTGCTGGCCGAGGCCCGCGAGTACGCCGAAGAGGCCCTGGGCTGGCTGGTGGAGGACGGCGTGGCCACCAGCGTGAGCGTGGCCACCAGCTTCCCGCGCAGGGGGGTGTTGCAGTGGAACATCCGCATCACCCGCACTTCCGGCTCGGAGTCCACCTATTCATTTACCAGGGCATTGGAGGGATAAATGCCGTTTGACAGACCGGACTTCCAGACCCTGCTGGACCGTGCCCTGGCCGATATCCAGAGCCGCCTGCCCGACGCCTCGCCGCAGTTGCGGCGGTCGCTGCTGGGCGTGGTGGCCAGGATGCATTCGGGGGCGGTGCATGGGTTGTACGGGTACCTGGACTGGCTGGCCCGGCAGGCCATGCCCGACACCGCCGAGGCCGAGCACCTGGAACGGTGGGGCAGCTGGTGGGGCGTGACGCGCAAGGCCGCCAGCCGCGCAAGCGGCGAGGTGACCGTCACGGGCACCTCCGGCGCCGTGATTCCGGCGGGCACGATGCTGGCCCGGGCCGATGGGGCAACCTACGCCACCACCGCCGAGGTAGCGGTGAGCGCGGCAGGCACGGCCACGGCCCCCGCCGTTGCCGACGAGCCCGGGCAGAGCGGCAATGCCGACGCCGGGCTGGCGCTGACGCTGGTGACGCCCCTGGCGGGGGTCCGGGGGGCGCTGGCCGCAGCGGGGTTCGGGGCCGGGGCGGACGAGGAAGCCGACGCCTCGTTGCTGGCCCGGCTGCTGGCGCGCGTGCGCAACCCGCCCCAGGGCGGCGCGGAACAGGACTATGAGGCCTGGGCCCTGGGTGTGGCCGGTGTGACCCGGGTGTGGGTTGCCCCGCAGGAACAGGGCCCGGGGACCGTGGTCGTGCGCATCATGACGGACGACTCCACCCCGGATGGCATCCCCACGGCCCTGGACGTGGCCGCCGTGCAGGCCGTCATCGAGGCCGCCCGCCCCGTGACGGCGGAGGTGACCGTGGTGGCGCCGCTGCCCGTGCCCCTGGACATGACCGTGCGCCTGGCCCCCAACACCGCAGCCGTGCGGGCCGCCGTGCAGGCCGAGGTGACGGCGCTGATCCGGCGGCAGGCCCGCCCGGGGGGCACCATTCCGCTGTCGCACCTGCGCGAGGCCATCAGCGTGGCGCCCGGGGAGACGGACCACCAGTTGGTCAGCCCTGCGGCGGACGTGGCCCACGGGCCGGGAGAGATCGCCGTTCCCGGGGCCATCGTCTGGGAGGATATGTAATGGGCCGCAGCACACAGGATTTCCAGGCCCAATTGCAGGCCCTGCAGCCGCCCGGCGCCGCACTGCCCCAGGACATGGACTCGACGTGGGGGCAGTTCCTGGCCGCGCTGGCCGAGGAGCTGGCCCGGGTGGACGCGCGCGCGGACGACCTGCTCGACGAGGTCGATCCGCGATCGACCCTGGAACTGCTGCCCGACTGGGAGCGGGTCTGCGCCCTGCCCGACGCCTGCACCGGGGACGCCACCACGCTCCAGGAGCGTCGCCGCGCCGTTGTGCGCATGCTGACCGCGCGCGGCGGGCAGAGCCCCGCGTATTTCCAGGCCGTGGGCAGCGAGCTGGGATACAACGTGATCATCGAAGAATTCCGGCCATTCATCGCCGGGGCCAGCCGCTGCGGCGGCCTGCTGAACGGTCCGGCGACGGTGCGGCATACCTGGCGGGTGCGCGTGCTGGGGTCGCGCGTGACGTGGTTCCGCGCCGGGGCCAGCAGCAGCGGCGACCGGCTCGGGGCCATCGCCCGCGCCCAGGATTTGGAGTGCGTCCTGGGCCGGTTGGCCCCGGCGCACACCCATCTGATCGTAGCCTACGAGGAGGATTGACATGCAATACGTTCCCCCGCTCGGCGCTGATGCCGACGCCGCGTATGTGGACGCCCAGCCCGCCCTGGGCATCGAGGGCAGCGTGGTGCCCGCCGCCGCCATCGAACACCCCCAGCGCGAGATCCTCGACGTGATAGAGGCGGCAGAGCTGGAGCCGGACGGCGCCAGCCTGACGCAACTGCGCGCCGCCATCCTGGCCCTGGCCGGGGCCGAGGTCGGCGCGCACGCCACCCGCACCGACAACCCCCACGAAGTGACGGCGGCGCAACTCCCGGACCTGCTGGCCCACCTGCGGGAGCACGCCCAGGCCACCGAGGCGTTACTCGGCCTGCTGCGGATCTCCACCACCGCCGAGGCCCAGGGGCTGACGGACAACCTGACCGCCCTGACGCCGCTGGGGCTCGCCCGGGCGTTCGGTGGTGGCAACCAGCTCCTGGCGGCACAGGGCTATCAGCGCCTCCCGGGAGGGCTGATCGTGCAGATGACGGGCGTCAACGCGACCACCTCGGGCGCGGCCGTGACGTGGCCGATCGCGTTCCCCGGCGGCCTGCTGTCGCTCGCTGGCGCGGGCACCAGCGAGCTGAACACCTACTCGTGGGCTGTACGCGCGCTGACCAACGGCGGGGCCGTGGTCTACTCCCAGAGTGGCACGGTCGGCGTGCGGCTGATCGTGCTTGGATATTAGCCGGATTAGGAGGTTACCATGGGCATTCTGTATTCCGCCAGCACTGGCTGGTTCTACGATGAGGCCGACGCCGACGCCGCGATCCCGGAGGACGCGGTGGCGGTATCCGCCGCCGAGCACCGGGCCCTTCTGGACGCCCAGGGCGCGGGGCAGGTGATCCGGCCCGACGAGGCCGGGCGCCCGCAGGCCACGCAGCACGTCCCGTCCGCCAGCGGCGTGCGCGTCCAGCGCGACGTGCTGCTCGCGGCCTGCGACTGGACGCAACTGCCCGACGCCGTCCTGGACGCCGAGACCCGGTCTGCCTGGGCCGCCTACCGCCAAGCCCTGCGCGACGTGCCCCAGCAGCCGGGCTTCCCGGCGGCGGTGGACTGGCCGGAGGCGCCGTCGGGAAGCTGAAGCCCGAGGGCTCGAGGTTCTTTGACAAGGAGGCCCGGCCCCAAAACGGGGCCGGGCGCATGAGAGGAACAGGCGGGGGTGCGGCAGCACCCCCACTGGCCCGGTGCGCGAACACCGGACCACCGCCCGCAGGCAGCTGCTCCATTCCCCTGATCAGGGTGGAGATTCCCTAGCAGGCGCGGGCCGAATCGTAAAGAGAGCCATGACAACCCAGGAGACCGCCACAGTGTCACCGGTCGCCCCCTACATCGGGGGCAAGCGCCGCCTGGCGGCGCGCGTCATCGAGCACATCAACGCCTGGCCGCATGAGACCTACGCCGAGCCTTTCGTGGGCATGGGGGGAGTGTTCCTGCGGCGGCCCACCCCGGCCCGGTGCGAGGTCATCAACGACGCCTCGCGCGACGTGGCCACCTTCTTCCGGATTCTTCAGCGCCATTACCCGCAGTTCATGGAGACGCTCAAGTTCCAGATCACGAGCCGCGCGGCGTTCGAGCGGCTGTGCGTTACGGACCCTGATACCCTCACGGACCTGGAGCGCGCCGCCCGCTTCCTTTACCTCCAGCGGCTGAGTTTCGGGGGCAAGGTCACGGGCCGGACGTTCGGTGTGGACCAGGGCCGTGGGGCCCGTTTCAACCTCAACACCCTGGG